CAATGTGCAAATCTTAATTGAATTCCCATAGATGGAACCCAAATATCAATGACTTTACCATAATTGCCACCAGAAGCAACACCAATAACTTCAGCATCAACTGTCAATGCAATGAATAAGTTTGGATCAACTCCAATATCAATACCACCATGACTACCATGTGGTCTTGCTGAACCAGGAACATCAGTGATTGTTGCTGGAGCACCAATGAATGAAACATCATCACCTTTACTATATCTTTTAGAAGAATTGATTTGTGCTGGTGGTTCTGTCTTTACTGAAGAAGATGTTTTTGGTTTATATTGAATAGTAATTGGTGGTGTACTCTTTACCTTTTCAAATGATGCTTGTGCTGCAGGCAGATACTTCTTATACGAATTGTTGGTATATGCACCCCAAGCATTGAGACCTTGAGAATTTAAAATTGCAAGTGCTGCTTTAGCATTTACAACAGGATCATAAAGTTCCTCATCTGAAGAAATACCAAATTGTTTTCTTCTATCTTCACCTATACGACCTATCATATTGATTTGCCATAGTCCTAGTGAAAATTCATTTTTCTTTTCGGGATCCAATCCAGATTTTACAGTGTCAGTTGTAGGATTTCCACCAGATTCTGCTAATGCTACAGCAACCATAGTTGAAACCTTATCTTCAGGCATTCCAACACTTCTTACTAAGTTAGTTAATTTTTCTGCGTCGTATGATTGTGAATTTGGATATGTTGTTTGTGGTGATGATGATTGATTTACAGTATTACCAGAATTTGTAGATAATTTATCTTCTTCAGTTTCAAAACCCAAAAATTTCTTAATTTCTTTTACAATGTCAAAATTTTTAAATTGTTCTACCATACGATTATAATCGTTAGTCAATTCATTAGTTCCCTTCTCAACTTTTTCAGCTGCTTCATCCATCTGTTTTTGTTCGGGAGAAGCGTCAAACAAAGATGCACCGGTTATAGACTTTCCTATTGAACTCAATTCTTCAGTAAATGTACTAAAGAATTCTGTTGTTTGATTATACCATCCTGTAAGAAGTCCATATACTCTTTGAATTCTATTAATTAGTTTTCCTACAGATTCGATAATAACTGGTAAATTTACAAGGAGCCAACCGAGAACAATTGTTCCCACAAAATCCATTACTCTACCAAGAAAACCTTTTGTACTTGCAGAAATGGTTCTTGATGCTGATGAAACAATACTTCCAAGTTTACCTGCTTCGATGACAGATTCTCTTTCTTTCCTTTCTACTGCCGATCTTCTAGTATCAAATAATTCTCTTTTCTTTAATATTGCCTGTTCTTTTTTTCTATTGCCAATATTTAATGATAATGAAATATTACTAGACGTTTTTGATGCATTAGTTAGTCCTTTCCCGAAAGATTCAAAGGACTTTGTTATTTTTCCTAAACTTATGCTATTTTGAAGTAATGTATTTTGTAATGCCATCAGTTAGTGACCACATTAAGAAGTGAAAGAGTTGTCAAAATATACATATCACTAGAATTTTTGCTAGGAAATGAAGGTACCCCACCAACACTACCTGATGCGGCAGGAACTTGTTGAGGTGCAGGAGCAGCAGATGATTGATTAGAAGACGGCATGACAATTACTGATGCTGGTTGCTCAGTAGATTGTGATATTATATCAGAAACTGTATTGTCTTTAGAAATTGGAGATATTTTAATTTGTTGTGGTGAAGATGCTTGTGTTGACTGAATTGTTGCTGCAGGACTAACTTCGGGTGCTTTTTGTGCTTCTTTATCTAATGCTATATCTAGCAACATATCCTCTCTTGCGAGAGTTGCATCTAAAGAGCGATCAACGTCAGTATTTTTTCTATCATTTACATAATCTGGATCTGATGTTTTACCCATCATTGCATCTGCACCAGTATTCATTGCTTGAACGGCATCTTCACCTACTTTATTCCTGCTATCCAAACTCATAGTTTGAATTGCTTTCATAAAATCTAATCCATAAGTTTCAACTGCATCAACTGGCATTACAAACTCGCCAGCAGTTAATTTTGCAGGTACTTTATCAATTCCTGGAGGACCTTCTACTTCACCACCTTTGTTTAATTCTTGTTCTTGAGATTCTGTTCCTGGAATTGGTGCTGGTGGAGGTGTTATTGAATCTTGTTGTGGCGTTGGAGGTGTTATTGGATCTTCTTGTGGCTGTGGAGATTCAGTGCTTCCTGCCCCAACTTGTGGTTCTGGAGGTGGCGTTGCACCTGGTGGAGGTGGTGGAGGTGGAGTTGTTGAATTTGAATTATTATTATTATTTCCTCCACCAAATGCATTATCCCACCAATCTTTAATACCTTTGAATGCATTTGCACCTGCACCAATTAAAAAGTTTAATAACTCTTGTCCTGGCGTTGTAAAAAGACCCGCAATAGCTAATCCAGTAAGACCAATACCAACCAATCCAAATGCACTAACTAACTTGGCGATAGCAAGGTTTGATGCTACAAAAATTCCAGTAATAGTAGCAAGACCTAGTAAGGTTTTATTTTTGATATTTTCTAACTCTTTTGTATTACCAGTTGATAAAGCATTGATTGTATCAATCCCTTTATTAACCAACCACCCACCAATCAATGTAAGGAAGAAGTTCTGCAATCTTCCTAAGGTGAATTGTGCTTGTCCTGCTAATTTCTGTGCGGGAGCAATAGCAGACGCTTCAATCTTTTTCTCAATTAAAGATTCTTTTCCTTCTCTAAGTTGTTGCTGTGATAATTTATTTTCTAATGCCTGTTCTTGTGCTTCTTTTTGCCTTTCTAAAGATTGGGTTGTTGCTAAACCTCTACCAACAGATTGAAGAGATCCAGATAGTGCAGTCATTTGATTACTCAAGACTGTAACTGATCTAGAAAGGTTTATTAGTTGGAGAGAATTTCTATTTAATAGAGAAGTAGTTACTTCATCTGGAGCTGCAGTGGTCTGTCCTCCTGTTACAGGAGATGCTGTTGTTACTTGTGACCTTTCTTCAGCCATTCTGTTGTGCCTTTAGATTTTCTTCTTCAATATATTGCTTGAGAAATGAAAGGTAAATTTCTTTTTCCCAAGGTATCATATTTTCTAACTCTGTTAAACTATATTTATGATGCTGCATCAAGGCAAAATTAATTCTGAAGTATGACTCAAGATCTGTATGAGCCATACTCACCCGAAAAAACTTGCTAATCCCTCAAGAACAACTTCACTATCCACCTTAGTGTTGGGATTAGTAATTGTGATAGTGTGTGATAATTTGGGCATTGTTGCAAAAAAGTTTTCAACATCCTTGAATTGCTTCGAACTTAAACCTTCAACAAAATCAAGAAGTTCTTTCTTTGTACAGTCCTTTGTAGTCCAAGATTCTTCTTCATTATAAATCTGCTCAATAGATGACATAATGACATTAAAGGTTTCGTCAAGATTAACATCCGTTACACTAAAGTTATTCTTGACAAATTCTTCCATAGATGGATACTTCATACGCATTGTAAGAGTATCGTCAAGTTTGATGTCTTTAGAATGATTCTTATCAAACTGAACCTGAATTTCATCAAGTCCAATCACAACAGGAACTTTAGTTTTCCCATCATCAGGACAAGTTACAAGGACTTCAACTTCTTCACCAACAGACTTGCCACGAATGTTGAGAAACAAATATTCAATATCAAATGTAGAAAGTTCTTCTACTTTTACACCTCTTGAAATAATACAAGATTTGATGACATCTTTAACTGCTGCAGCAATTTGTGATGGATCTTCACTTTCCATCGCAATAATTAAAACTTTTTCTTCTTTAACTAAGAATGGTCTGTACTTAATTTTTTTATTTGTTGAAGGAATTACCAACTCATAAGTTGGAGTAGAAATTTTGGGTAAAGGCATTACAATTCATGCACGTCAGTAAAATTATTTAGAGAGGTTATATGATATTTCTTTCACCCAACAATCCGCCAGCGACCTGTGAATCAGAAAGAATTGAACCACCAGTTGTCCAATTAGAATTTGATACTAATCCAGGCATCTTAAATCCAAGATCATTATTTAAAAAACTTCCTACATTTGAAAGGAAAGAATTACCATTTCCATATACAGATGCTTGTTGTTGAGCGTTGATTGAATTGTTAGATCCTAGTCCAGTTCCTATTGGTGGTTGATTTTTATTACCATCATCTCCTTGACTAACATTTAGAGAACGTGACAGACCAGAAATATATCTATCAAAATGGAATGTTGCTGTTGCTTTCAATAAATTTGTACCTTCATATGATATCGTAGTAGAATCTAACGATATTGGAAATAATCCCCAAAATCGATATTCAATATATCTCTTATAATCTCTTTCAAATTTTATAATTCTAGTTTCATCGGATTTATATTCTTCAGGATATCTCATCCTAAAGTAATAGTTTTCACTAGTTTGAGAAACTTGATCTCTACCAGTCGTTGAACCACTAGCAATAAATTCCATCCAGTGTTCTAAGAACTTCAGACTTCTATATCCAGTGTCCACATAGAACTCCATTGACATTCTGGTGAACAATCTACTATGTGCCATCTTTTCTGACACACCCTGATAGTTTCCCACAATATCTGCGGTTGCTAAACCACTACCAGGAAGTTGTGCTCTACTACAGAGAAGACCAATAGATTCGGTAATATATCTAGAGTCGAGACCTCTATCCTTTAGGTATGATCTTAACTCATATTGATGTATTCCAAATTCTACAGCATAATGATTGGTTAGGGCAACATTAGTTAAAGTTGGTTTTATCTGAGATATATTTTTGGGAATTGGTCTTGGCACTCTAAATACTCTTAGGTGATTGTTTAATTATTTAGATGTCATATAAGGGAAAATACAAACCTTCCTATCCTCAAAAATATAAGGGTGATGTAACCAATATCGTGTATCGTTCTCTCTGGGAACGTAAGTTTATGGTTTACTGTGACAATAATCCAAGTGTTATAGAATGGCAATCTGAAGAGTTTTGTATTCCTTACCGTTCACCCATTGATAATAATGTTCATAGATACTTTCCAGACTTTTTCATTAAGTATAAAGATATAAGTGGTAAGATCAGATCATCTTTGATTGAAGTAAAACCTTTGAGACAATGTTCTCCTCCACCCAAACCAAAAAGGCAGACAAAAAAATACCTAAATGAGGCATATGAATATGCCAAAAATCAGGCAAAGTGGAAAGCAGCACAGGAGTTTTGTGCTGATCGGATGTGGGAGTTTAAAGTAATGACAGAGAAAGAACTCGGTATCAACTAATGGTAAAAAGAGAAACTTTACTTCAATCTCAGAGAAGAAAACTTGCTGAACAGAGAGCAGCAAAAGCGGCAGCAGAAGCATCTCAAAGACCTACAGATACTGATGAAAATCGCAATAGAATTCGTGGAATTACAAATAAGGTAACTGGTGTTAGAGATCCAGATATTGTAATGGATCAGTTGCTATCTGTACTTCAAAAATCAGAAGCTCCAATACCAGGAAAACTATACGTCTATAAGTATGTTGCAATCACTCCTGGTTTAAGATACGATAGAAATCCCGTTATTCAAATGCGTAGTCTATCAGACAATGGGTGGATAGCACAAAACTTTCATTGGTTGGGAAGAGGTCAGTCAATAAGAAATTATCTTGCAAGTGAAGTTATATCGGATGGCATTTATGAAATTTATCCATCAGAGTTGAGAGACGTTATGATGCTGCCTATCAGAGATTTTAAAGTTGGGGGCTAAATAAGTAAAAACCATATAAATGGCAGAAACTAGAATTAGTAGAATTACTAGATTTAATAAACCTCCGAAAGCTGCTGAGAGAGCTAGGAAGATTGCTAACTCGCTAGAAAGTGCGGGTGGGGATCCAGTTAATCCAATGAGACCTCAAAATACTGGTCTGGACAAAACAATATTTCGTTATCCTCTGAAAAGAATTGATAATTCTACTGACTGTTTAAGAATTCAGATATTTGATAATATAAGAGGTGGTGATTTATTTGGACTTCCTAATATAATAGACGCAACAGATAAAGAAAATCCAAAGATTGATATAACAAAATTCGCTAAAGTTCCAAATTTAAATGATATTTGGAATAATTTAAACTCAGATGGATCACCAAACTTTGGTGCTGGTGGACTAGAAGCAGAAAAAAAAGTTAGAGAAGCTGATATTTTCCTACCAATTCCTCAGCAAGTATCTGATAATATTGGTGCTTCATATAGTCAGAGTGAACTTAATCCATTGCAAGTTGGTGGATTAAATTTAGCTAGTGGAATACTATCTCAGGCGAATGGAGGAGAAAAAGCTGCTGTTGATAGGCAACAAGTAGCACAAGCACTACTAGGGGGTGATATTGCAGGAATAGATCCAACAACAAAAAATGCAATCAATAGTATTGTTAGTGGACAAGCAGTCAACGCCTTAGGTGCTAATGTAAACGTACAAGGTCTAATCTCTAGAGCAAGTGGTCAAATCTTTCAACAAAATCTTGAACTTCTGTTTAGTGGTGTTAAGTTAAGAACGTTCCCATTCATATTTGACTTTGCACCAAGAAATAGTATAGAAGGTGCTGTTGTTCAGGATATTATTAGAGTGATCAAACGTTCTGCTTCTCCATCAAGACAAGGTGCGAATGCTTTGTTTGTGAAATCACCAAAACTCTTCCAGTTACAATATCTTACTGGTGCTAAAGAGCATCCTTTCTTAAATTCTTTTAAGATATGTGTTTGTGAAGATATTTCAGTAAATTATACTGCATCTGGTACTTATGCAACATATGCTGATGGAACACCAGTTCATATTAGAATGCAATTAACATTCAAAGAAATTAATCCAATTTACGCTGAGGATTATGATGATTATCATACTGGACCAGACGTAAATCCAGAAGTTGCGTTTAAACAATACGGAATAGGAGGAGTAGGATACTAATGAGTTATTTCAGAGAACTACCAGACGTACTTTACCAATCTAATCTTTTAGGAAAAACATCCTCAAGAGAATACATAGCAGTAAAAAATCTTTTCCGTAAAGTTAAGATTCAAGATTGGATTGAAAATATTACAAGCTTCTTTGATGATTATACAATTCTTGATGGACAAAGACCAGATAACCTTGCAGAGATTATGTACGGTTCATCTGATCTTGATTGGGTTGTTATATTGACTTCTGGAATCACAAATATCAAAGATCAATGGCCACTAACAAATAATAATTTATATCTTTATGCTCAAGCAAAATATGGAAATGATTTAAATGCAATTCATCACTATGAAACTCTTGAAGTAAGAGACAACAAGGGGAGATTGATTTTACCTGGTGGTCAAAAAGTTGACTCTAATTTCAAAATCAAAACTCCTTTCGATGCTTCGAATGATAAGTTTTATATTAGTAATTCAGACCTTGGTGGCGGTGGTAGTAGTTCAACAAAATATCAGGGTATCAATCAAAAAATAAGTCCTATAACAGGAATTTCAAATTATGAATATGAAACTTTAAAAAATGAATTGAAGAGAGATATTACCTTGATGAAACCAAAGTACCTTCAATTATTCTTACAGAATATGAGAACTTTGATGAATTATCAAGAAAATTCTAAATCAGTTAATAATAGATTGATTTTTACCGACAGGACTAGACTTATCGGACCATAAAAGTTTTAAATTTTTATCAAACATCATAACATAACGGTGCTTGCGGGAGCGTTCTTTCCATTCTCCTTCAACACCTTTTATTTTGCCTCTTGAATGTTTGGTACCGTCTGCAAAGTAGAAATCTTTTTTTGCATCTGATAGACCGCAGTACCTAAAGTTACAAGCACGATAAATTGTACCGCCATGAAAGTCACTGTCAGCATACGAAATAATCGCTTTGACTTTTGTATCTTTTCTAAATCTTTTAATCGCCTTTGCAACGAACCAAGAAGTAATGTTGTACTCCTGTGACTGCGTATCTGGGTGGATGCAGAGTCGAGAGAGTTCGAAGAGTCCTTGCTGTTGGGTTCTATCAAGACCAAATGCTCCTTGTGCTACTTCTGGAACAGGGAGACCTGTAAAAATACAGACTCCCTGGATGCCTCCGATATTTAGAGGACAAAATTCATTATTTTTATATAGACCATAATTATATCCAGACTTAAAGGTTTTGGATATATCCTTC